CGCGACAGACAGAACGCATCAAGAACAGCAACGCTATATCGCGTGAACTAGATCAGATGCTAGAGCAAGTTGAAGCACAGGGGCTAGGTAAAGACAGTGCTAGAAACGCACAGTTAATCGAAGAGCTTAGAAGCCGTGCACAGTTTGCGATACAACCCACCGTGGAAGGCTATCCTAAACACCTTAACCGTCTAGCATTTATATACACGATAGGATTTAACGCATCTTCGGCACTTGTGAACCTATCGCAAATACCGTTGTTTGCGTTACCCATGTTAAGCGGTAAATACGGAGCCAAACAAGCTACTAATGCAGTAAAAGATTCTGCGAAGTTGTTTCAAGGTGCGCCTATGAACAAGGCAAGCCGTACTTTATATGGTGATGTAAGAACCCCGGACAGCATAAAACAAAAACTTGCAGGGGACGGGCTATACGAAACATTGCAGGATTTGTCTCTCAAGAGCTTGGATAACTACTATACGTTCACTAGAGATCCAAACAGCGGGGACTTACTCTTTTCTGTAAGGGAAGATCTAGAACTGCCTAAAGATGTAATTACTGAACTAGAAGGGTTGGCACCGCTAATTCAACTGGCTTCTAGACGAGGGCACCTAAACTCGTCGTTCCTCGCAGATACACTGAGCATAGATGGTGCCGG